TCGGAGCAACCGACTACGCATGCGACGCTAACATGGTTGAGCTAACTCTAGGTGACGCACCTGGCGATGTTCAGACCTTTTGCGAAGTTCGCGTTGGTGGAGAATGGGCTCTACAGCTAGACGGAATCACTTCTGGCGAAGACACAAGCCTATACCGCGTTCTATGGGATAACTATGGAACCGAAGTTGCATTCACTATTGCACCTAACGGAAACGCTACTCCATCCGCTGACCAGCCTCACTACAAGGGCGTTGCAGTATTCAACGAGCTTCCACCTCTAAGCCTAAACAGCAACGAGACCGCTCTATTCTCTGTTACCTTGCGCGTGAAGAACACTCCTCACGACCCAAGCACAGGCAAATACTTCGGCGTGGAGATCGACGAAACAGCTTAGTAATGGCTGAATCTGGAATTAAGGTCGTTGGTCTCAATGAGGCCATACGAGCTCTCCGGGCTATTGGGGTTCCCTCCGCTGAAATTGGAGCGGCATCTCAACAAGCAGGTGAGCTAGTAGCCAACACGGCACGATCCTTAGTTCCGGTAAGAACCGGAGCACTTCGGGCAACTATCAAAGCTAAAAAGATAGCTAGAAAAGTAGTAGTCAGCGCGGGTAACAATACAAAGGTTCCCTACGCTAACCCGATTCACTTCGGCTGGAATTACGACAAGGTCAATCTCCAAGCAAAGAACATCAGACCTAGACCATTCTTTAGCAACGCTTTGAGTAGGACTAGAACACAGGTCTACACCTTGTTCTTTGATAACATGGAAAAGCTATTCCAGAAGTATTCAAACAAAAAACCATAAGGAGATCACAGAATGAGCAAGTTTGATTTTGAGAGTCTAACTCTTGAAGAAGTAGAACTAATTGAAAACTTAACAAACAGCAGCATCGACGAAGCGTTCGGAGACGGCAAGCCTAAAGGTAAAGCCCTATCAGCCTTCGTTTGGGTAGTTCAGAAAAGGACTAACCCTAACTACAAAATGGAAGATGCTAAGAAGCTAAGTCTCAAAGAAGCCCTAAGCATGATCCAGGGTGACGAAACAAAAAAAGAATAAGAGAGCTATCTGCCAAAAGAATGGCGGAGTTCTGCCGGGCGATGAACATGCAACCGTCGGAATACAAAGCTCTCACATTGAGCGAGTATCAAGCGTTCATAAAAGACTTTAGTAAAAGAGGGTAAGTAAATGGCTGGAACACTAGCTCTAAATGTCGAGATTCTTGGGCAGTTTAGCAAACTAACCGCTGCAACCAAGGGTGCAACTGGTCAGCTTACTGGTCTAAGCAAGACCGCTCAATCAATCTCCAGCACCATGAACAAAGCCTTCGGTGTTATCGGTGTTGGCTTCTCTCTAGGCTTCTTGAAAAGGGAACTAGAAGAAGCTGGTAAGGCAGCAATCGCGGACGCTAAGTCCATGGAAATTCTGTCCATTGCCATGCAAAACACAGGCAAGGCAACCGCCTTTACAGTCAAAGAAGCAGAAGACTCTATCCGGGCGATGTCCCTGGAAGCAGCGGTAGCGGATGACGTTCTTCGTCCTGCCTACCAAAAGCTATTCATCGCAACCGGAAGCGTTACACAATCTAACAGGCTTCTCCAGGTAGCCCTCGATGCTTCGGCTGCAACTGGTAAAGACCTAGACTCCGTAACCCAAGCTATGGCTAAGTCCTTGGCTGGTTCAGATACGGCCTTGGTCAAACTTATTCCATCCCTTCGTGGAGCCACAGATCCAATGGCTGAATTGGAAAAGACCTTCGCTGGAGCTGCAACCGCAGCAGCCAACTTGGATCCATACCAAAGAATGAACGTTGCCTTCGGTGAGATTCAAGAGTCCGTTGGAGTAGCCCTAATGCCAGTCCTAAACGACTTTGCAACTTACCTGGTTGATTCAGTCCCAAAGATTCAGGCATTCTTTGAAGAGCTAAACGACCCAACTACAGAGCTAGGCGATGCTTGGGCTGATCTAGGAGTTACATTCAAGACCACAGCCGACGAGTTCAATAAGATGCTTGCAGTCTTTGGTCTAAGTGAAATCTCATTCAAGGATGTTCTGCAGTTCGTAACGATGCTAACCGCTGGCTTTGGTCAGCTATTCTTTATGGTAGGTCGAGTTGCCGGAATCATCGGTGCTCTTATTAGCCTAGACATCAAAAAAGCATTCGACTTGGCTTCTAGCTTTGGAGCTGACTATAACGCATTCGTAGCAGCGCAAAACATGGCTATCAATCCTCCAACACAGACAAACATTAGGCAGGCTGACAGAACTTCTAACGTAGTAATCAATAACTACAACAGCAACCTAACAGCGCAGCAAATAGCAGACCAAATCAACCGGGCTAACCGGGCATCTGGAACGAATCTAATCAGAGGCAACTAGTAATTCAATGATTCCTAACTACGCCATAGATCAAAACCTAAAGGTCGAGTTCCTAACTCCAGACGAAGAAGGCAACTCCTTTATTCTTGGAATTAGCTTGCTTGGTGGAACTGACGTTCTTGGTGGCTTCGGTGAGTTTATTCTTGGTGTATCACTTCTAGGAGGGGATGACGTTCTTGCTCCTAGCTCAGGTCTAAAGTGGCAGGAGGTTCAATGCTCCGTAGCAAGTGCCGAAATCTCTGTGGGAGGATCACTTCAAGACTCCGTAAACTTCCAACCAGAACCAGCAACGGCTAACCTAACTCTTCAAAGTTATTCGCTAGATCCAACCCAAAACAAGAACATTAGAGCCAATACTAAGTTTCGCATTCGCCTGGAGGATGAAGAACTAGACCGTATTCTATTCCAAGGCTACATAGACACCATCGACGTTACTTACTTCCCAGATGGCCCTAACATGATTCAAATCACAGGCTTTGATGCTTACAAGTCTTTGGTAAACTCTCGATTCGCAGTCTGGGACACTACAGGCTTTGGAACTCACATTCACGTAGATGAAACTTGGGAACTTGTTGGAATCTACTCCGGCTTAGGATTATCTCCAGCTTCGGTTCACGTCGGAGGTCAATTACCAGTTCAGGATGAAACAAACATTCAAGTTAGTTCTATAGTAAATGATGCCCTAACAGTTGGTAACGGACTTGTTTGGCTAGATCAAGATACCGAAGAACTTGTAGTTATTCACCGAACAGGAGTTCAATCTGAAACCCCAGGCACATTCATAATTGGCAATAACCACGGTGAAGCTAATCATCTTTGCATGAGTGAGATCAATGTCTTCTCGGACGCAGACGCTGTTTATAACTCTTTGACTGTTACCCTTGCATCTGATCCTCTAATCACAACCTTCCGTAAAGACCAAGACTCTATAGATCTATACGGGGAATCAGCTATTGACGTAACGCTAAACACGACAAGCCTTGCTCAACTAAATAACTGGGCAGATAGGGTCTTCAATCACAGATCCGCAAACCAAGTGAACCGGGTTCAAACTCCTACAATCGACAGACTAGGGACTTTGACTAACGCAGCGGTGTTTACGCCGGGAATGACGGTAGGTGTCAGCTATACTAATAGTCAGCTAGACATCGTCGGATTCTACACTATAATCAAGGTCTCTCATCGCATCGATGTAGATAACTGGTTCACGACACTCGAACTATGGAAGGAAGCCTAGTGGCTTACAAAGTATTTACTAACGGAAGCGTATTGAACGCATCCGAGATCAACGATAACTTGATGAATCAATCGGTTATGGTATTTAGCAACTCGACAGCTAGAGCTGCAGCACTTACAGCTCCGGTCGAAGGCATGCTTACCTGGTTGCAAGATGTGAACCGTTACGAATATAGAAACGGTGCAAACGCTTGGGTAACTCTAGGTTCTGGAGTATTACAGGTTGTTAGCACCGTTAAGACAGACACATTCAGCGCATCGACTAGCAACACTTGGGCAGACATAACAGGCTTATCTGTCTCTATAACTCCTTCATCTTCAAGTAGCAAAGTCCTTGTTGTCTCTGCTATTCACGGTTCTGCAACAACTAATGGAGTTGCTAACATTCAGTTGATAAGAGGATCTACTGCCATTGCAATTGGAGATGCTGCAGGTTCAAGACCACAATCCTCTTCAAGCATTGACTCAAACGGTGGAGAACCTATTATGTCATCTTCAATTACTTTCCTAGATAGCCCTGCGACTACTTCTGCAACAACTTACAAACTTGCACTTAACACAGGTGATAACACCGGAACCGCTTATATAAACAGAACATCTGCAGACGCGAACAACATCTATTCGGGTCGCTACGCAAGCACAATTACAGTAATGGAGATTTCAGGCTAATGGACATCGCAAAAATACTAGAACTAAATTACACAGGTTCCTCCTGGACTCTGAACGGTGATTTTTACGAAGGACTTACTTGGCTAAGTGAAACACCAAAGCCAACCGAAGATGAATTAGAAGAGTTGTGGGTTGAAGTCCAAGCTGAACTCGAAGCTAAAGCACAAGCCAAGATTGACGCTAAGGCTTCTGCGATTAGCAAACTACAAGCACTTGGTCTAACAATCGAAGAAGTTCAGGTAGCTTTCGGGCTTAGTGAATAAATGTCGGACGAAAAAACAACTTCAGTCCGAATTACTCAAGGGGACATCTACAAGAAGCAACTGGAGCACGGTGACATTCTCATCAAGGTTCTTCAAAAGCTAGATCACTTGGATGACGTTCCGGACAGACTTCGAGAAGTTGAACTTACTCTCGCTAGGCTATTTTGGATTGAACGGGTAGCTTACGTCGGATTAGGCGCTGCCATCATTACCATGATTGGCTTGATTACAACAACAGTAGGAGCATTCTAATGACCACATGGATAAGACCAGTTGAAGGCAAGATTACCGACAGCTTTGAAGGACATCGAGGACGCACTAACCCACCATCGCGCAACCCTGGCACAGACTACGCCGTTCCAATGGGAACTGTAGTCAAGGCAATAGCCGATGGAACTGTTACTGGCATCGTTCCAACCTTCCGGGGCGGTGGAGGTCGCATGATCTTTATGAGCTTCCCTGGAGGCTTCAACGCGGACTACCTGCACTTACAATCAATCGAAGTAATTGAAGGTCAAGAAGTCAAACAAGGTCAAAGAATTGGTCTATCCGGTGCATCAGGTCTAGGCTCTGAAAACGGCTACGGCCCACACTTGCACCTGTCATTCCGTCGCGGTGGATCTCCAACCATGGCAGTGGGAAACCTAGACTTCGAGACTTACGTTTCAACACCAGCTCCAAAGGCTGAACCTGTCAAAGCTCCTGCAAAGGCTAAAGCTCCGGCAAAGCCAAAGAAGGCCGCTAACACTTACACCGTGGTCAAGGGTGACAACCTAACCAAGATAGCTAAAGCTCATGGATCTACGGTTGCAGAGCTTGTCAAACTAAACGGAATCAAAGACAAGAACAAAATCTCTATCGGTCAAGTATTGAAGGTGAGCTAACTATGTGGCTAGACATTATCCGCAGAACCCTAGCGGTCATCATTCTAAAGGTGACTGGAATCTTCGTTGGTGGAGCTGCAATCGGTCTAGAAGTTACCCAAGCTATTGCCATGGCAGCGTTCGCTGGAGTCATCGATGTATCGCAGGAGCTTGCTAGAGCTTACCTGGCAGACGGCAAGATTGACCCAGACGAAATAAACAAGTCCTTCGGCAAAATAGCTAACGCAAAACCCGGCAAGCCTAAGAAGTAAATGTCCGAATCATCTATTAGGATGACGGCATGGAAATCACACAGAAAATCGAGGCTTTAGGCTTCGCAAAGTATCTAGGCACTTTTGAGCCTGGCACAATCGAATGGCACGAAGCCCGCAGGGGCATCGGCGGTTCTGATATCGCGTCCGTAATGGATAAGAACCCTTGGAAGTCCGCTTACACGTTGTTCATGGAGAAGTCCGGTAAACAATGGCAAGACCTTCCAGCGACCATGTCTATGCAAATGGGCACAGCCTTTGAACCTGTCATTAGACAGCTATTTGCGGATAACAATAAAGAGTGGCTAAAGGTTCACCAGACCGGAACTTGGGCTAGCATCGAAGACCCTAAGTCCGTGGCTAACGTGGACGGCATAATCGAATGGGCAGACGGTTCCCTTGGAGTCCTAGAGATTAAGTTCTCCCGGATGTATTGGGATGAGCTTCCAGAGCACTATAACCTTCAAGTTCAACATTACCTATCCGTCCTTGGTCTAAAGCGGGCTATAGTCGTAGCGGTCGCAGGAGGCGATTGGAAGGAGTTTGAGGTCGTTCGGGATGATTCCCTTGTCAAGGAGATGAAAACCCGCCTACAGGCCTTCTACGGCTTCCTAGACACAGATACGGCTCCAGCTTACGATGGGTCTGAATCTACCTATGAGACTGTTAGGCAGCTATCCGATGGTCTACAGGAGGGTGAGATTGAGCTTGGATCCTTATGGGCTAACTTGCTCCAGGCTAAGTCCGAGTCCGAGTATTGGGAGACACAATTCAAGGCACACAAGTCCGCGGTTCTTGCCTTCATGAATGGGGTCAAGTATGGTCTATTCCAAGGCGAAAAGGTAATTAACTTACAAGCCCGTAATGGCAAGCCGTTCATTACGTTCACTAAATAACAGGAGGCAATAAATGGGTTTCGACCTAAGCAATTACGAACCAGTTTCAGAACGTATTCAAAAGTTCTGGAAGACCTATCCAAACGGTCGCATCATTACCGAAATCAAACTGATCAATGAAACCGAAGTTGTAGTTCAAGCTTCCGTGTTTACCGACCGGGAAGACCCTAGACCAGCATCCGTAGATTGGGCGCATGAGACTAGGGGTTCAAGCAACATCAACCGTTCATCATTCTTAGAGAACTGCAGCACTTCGGCTATCGGTCGAGGACTTGCAACTCTAGGTCTATCAGCATCCAAGAACCGTCCTAGCCGTGAAGAGATGATCAAGGCAACTAGAGATTCTCGCAACTTTATCGAGGAGGCTTCGGAAGCTGCAGCTAACAAAGACATCGAGAGTCTCCGGGTGATCTACGCAACCGCGGTCAAGTCACAAGTTGATAACGATGTTCTCGAAGCAATCAAAGCTCTCGCTGATTCGCTAAAGTCCAAGTAAATTGGAAAGGGCTAGAAGCCACAGAAAACTTCTAGCCCGACGCGAAAGCGTCACCCAACCACGATGGGCATTCACCAGTATAGCCCAGGAAGGCACAGAATGA